AATTAGACGGATTATCTACAAGACAGTTAGTTTTACAGCACGCACAAAGAGAAAGTATCTCCGAAAAAACAGCATGGAGCGATTGGAAAACTGTAACCGAATGGAACTCGCAAGATTTAGAACGAGATCGAGTCGATATACTTTCTCGTTTGCATAGTATGAGACAAAGATTGTTTAATGCAGCTTTGAAAAAAGGACAATTGCAGACTGCACATATGATTTTAGACTCTTTGGGTCGAGCAAACGGAGAGACTCAAGAAGCGGTAAATGTGAATATGCCACCGAGCTTGAACATCCAAATCGAGAGCAAGGAGTAGCTGGCCGCCACCTGGCGGCATGTATCGTTTGATACAGTATATGGTGATATACTTCAATGTAACAATTGATACGTTGACAAATGAGGTGATGCGTGGAGATTTACCATTCAATTTTTGCATTCAATTTTTTGCATTCAGTTTATATGTCTTAATTTTTCATTCAGTTTTTACTGCCCTGGTCTCCCCTGGTAAAAATTCATTCAGTTTTTGTAGCTTGTCCTGGTGTTTACCTGGTAATGTCCTGGTCTCTCCCTGGTGACTTACCCTGGTCTTACCAAGTTAGCAGCCAGGTAAAAAATTCATTCAGTTTTTTGCTGATTTCACGGGTATAAATGCATTCAGTCTTTGGAACGTCAGCCTTACAAGCGATTCTGAAGGGAGTAAATCGCTAAAAATTCATTCAATTTCCAGCTTGCTCAAGTGATTCCAGGTTTTATTAGGTGCCAGGTCTCCCAGGTGTCCAGGTGATTCCAGGCATTCATCTTCCAGGGTGTTACCAGGTGTTAGTTACCAGGGCAGTTGAAAAAAAAGGAGATCCGAAGATCTCCACTTGTTACCATCCGCAATCTTCGGGATAGTCTCCTAAAGCACCTTCAACAGAATCTACTCGATCTTGTCTCCAAGTCGAAGCAACAAGTCTTGTTTCATCATCAAGTGGTGCGGTTTCCGTCCAAGTCTTGTAATATCCCACGGTGTTTCCGTTAAGATCTCTTAAAGGTTGACATAACTCAGTAAATTTGAGATCGTTTTCGATTTTTGTTGCAAGCTCTTTTAAGATTCTTGCGACTTCGTAACCTTCACTTGGTTGAAAAGCAACGTTTTCTGTTTTGATTGTTAGTTGTAACATAGCGATTAAAAATAAAAGGGGAAGTTACTCCCCTAGTTCTCTGATTTTGTCATCAAGCTCTTTGATATTGAGCTTGTCATCAAAAAGACTTATATGGTCTCCCGTGAGTGGTTCGCCTCGCAAATTTTTTGCTTTGCGATACTCTCGGAAGTTTTTACAAGTCCTAGCAAGTTGATAGCTCTCATAGTCGTTATCCAACCAAAGAGCTACGTTCCAAGTTTCGTAGTTAGTCCAACCGTTGTAACTCATAGTCTTAAATACTCGTAGTTGTTCACGTTGTTGAAACGTTGATATTTTTGTGGTGCGTCTCCCCATGATGCAAGAAGCATCATGAGAAGAATGATAAATCCTAGATAGAATTTCATAGCGATTAGGGTTGATAAAGGTCTAATAATAAAAGCTCATAGGCTTTTTGATCTAGGTTAGAGATCAGAGGATCTAATCGAATTAGAACCTCTTTTATCTCTTCTAACCTTGTGACTTTGTGAGAGTCGAAAATTTGGTTAGTGTCCAATTGAATCCTCGTATGCTTCGGCTTCGAGAGCTTCGGCATGATCTCGCGATTCTTCTTGCAAGATCTCGTCTAACTCCTCCATTGCTTCGGTGTCGTTGGTGTCGATACCTCTAGCTTTAGCTTCGTCCTGGACGTGGTGCTCCCACTCCGAGAAACAAATCGTTGGCTCGTTGTTTACGATGTCTCCGAGTTGTGAAGAGGTCATTTGTTGACCTCCTCTTTTTTCTCTAGTAGTTCAAGAAGAACTTTTGAAGTCTCTTTGAGCTCCTTTGTATTCTCCTTACCGTACCACTTGATGAAGTCTCGGATCTCTTCAAAGATCATTGACTCACCTTGTTTGGAATCATTGAAGCGAATTGTAACTGTGTCACCATCTGCGAGATTGAATCCAATGTCAAAGCGAGAAAATCGGATGCTTTGAACACTGTCAAAGTCATAGCGGACTTTTGGTTTAGCCATAGCGAAAAAAGTGATAAATTTTCTAGTTTCTGAAGGAGGATTTCTTCCCTCCTTACTCTTATATTATAGCAGATAACTCTTATAATACAAGAGTAAAATAAACTATTCTATGTATCATATGTTACTAGGGGGAGTGTTGTAAAATATTTTTTATTTTTGCCAGGGGCATAGAACCTGCTGATACAACACGGAATAAGTTGCTGTTATAGTAAGAGAGGGTATTATTTTTGTATGGCAGTAGCAGAACCGTTAAGTTTAAGGTGGGCACAGGGGGAGGTGTTCAGTAATAAGAGTAGGTTTAGGGTATTGGTAGCTGGAAGAAGGTTTGGTAAAAGCTATTTAAGCTGTGTTGAGTTATTAAAAGGTGCTATTGCGAAGCCTGGAGAAACATATTTTTACTGTGCACCTACATATCGCATGGCAAAGGACATTGCATGGAAGACTTTAAAGAAGTTAGTGCCAAAGCAGTGGATCAAATCAAAGAATGAGACAGATTTAAAAATTGAGTTAGTAAATGAATCAACGATTGAGTTGAAAGGAACAGAGAATGCGATGGCATTAAGAGGAAGAAGTCTTTCGGGAGTTGTCTTGGACGAAGCAGCATTTATGGATAAGGAAGTATGGTCAGAAGTTATAAGACCTGCGTTAGCAGATAAGCAGGGGTGGGCATTATTCATTTCTACTCCTGATGGAACGGCAAGTTGGTTTTATGATTTATGGTGTTATGTGCCAGAAGATGAGAGTGGAGATTGGACTAGATGGAGTTTTACTACAGTGGAGGGGGGTAATGTTCCGAAAGATGAAGTGGAAGCAGCGCGTGGTCAATTAGATGAACGCACGTTCAGACAAGAATTTGAAGCA